TTGTGGCGTCCCACACGGCTGATTTGGCCTTGGTTATGGCCCGAAAAGTGCGAAATTTGATTAATACGGCGGAATACAAGCGGATTTTCCCCCAAACTGCCATCGCTGCGGACGCAAAAGCTGCTGGACAATGGAATACCACCCGTGGAGGCGAGTATTTTTCGATTGGTGTGGGTGGTGCGTTGGCCGGACGGGGTGCTCACCTCATAATTGCCGACGATCCGCTGTCCGAACAGGACATTAAGGCAGGAAACACCAATGCTTTGGATAGTACCTATGAGTGGTTCAGTGCTGGTCTGCGTACGCGTCTCATGCCAGAGGGAAAAATTTGTGTTTTACACACCCGGTGGCACCAGCGGGACCTGATTGGGCGTTTGCTCAAGGATTCGGCCATGAACGAAGGGGGCGACGACTACGAAGCCTTTGAATTCCCCGCAATCTTGAACGAAGGCACCGACCGAGAGAAGTCAATCTGGCCAGAACAGTGGTCACTGGAGGCTTTACAGCAGACCCGGGCGTCTATGCACCACATTATGTGGCAGTGGTATGCACAGTATCAGCAGAACCCGACTGCATCCGAAGCGGCCATTATTAAGCGCGAGTGGATCAAGTGGTGGACCAAAGACAACCCCCCACCCATAGACTTTATTGTGCAGTCGTTTGACACGGCACTAACTACTAAGCAGCGCTCGGACTTCTCGGTGTGCCATACGTGGGGGGTGTTTACCAGCGACGATGACGGCAGTACAAATGTGATTCTGCTAAATAAGGTCAAGGGCAAGTACGAGTTTCCTGAGCTCAAAGTTATGGCCCACGAGCAGTATCACGAATGGCAGCCAGATAGCGTTATTGTTGAGGCCAAGGCCAGCGGCCAGCCGTTAATAGATGAGATGCGGCGCTCCGGTATATTTGTACAGGATTTTAGTCCGGGCAAGGGCCAAGATAAAATTGCACGGCTCAACGCGGTGGCGGACTTGTTTGCGTCAGGGCATGTATGGTTTCCAGAGACTGCATGGGCTGCAGCCACGGTTGAGGAGATTTTGGCGTTTCCCAGCGGCGAGCACGACGACGAGGTTGACACCATGACGCTGGCGCTGGCCCGCGTCCGAAACGGGGGTTTGTTGCGCATACGCACAGACCACGAGGATAATGAAACTTTCCGACCGTCTAGGCGGCAGGCTTACTACTAAGGATACCTATGGCAACAAGCAGCATGTTCTCGTCAATTTCGCAGGCTCCGTTGGGTTTGCAGGAAGATGACCTCCTCGACGTTCCAGATTTGGAGATTGAGATCGACAACCCCGATGCAGTAACCCTGTCTGATGGGTCGATGGAGATTACGCTGACCCCTGACGATCCCACTGGCAGTGATGAGTTTGATACTAACTTGGCCGAAGAGATGGACCAAGGCGAGCTGCAGATGGTGGCTAGCGATCTGATGGAGCTTATTGATGCGGACATCACCTCCCGTAAAGACTGGGTAGAGGCCTATGTTAAAGGGCTAGAAGTGCTGGGGATGAAGTACGAAGAGCGTACCGAGCCGTGGACCGGTGCATGCGGGGTGTTCAGTACAGTCCTTACAGAAGCTGCGGTACGGTTCCAGAGCGAGACGATCATTGAGACGTTTCCTGCACAAGGCCCAGTCAAGACAGAGATCATCGGTGCCATCGACAAGATGAAGGAAGAGGCTGGTGAACGTGTCCGCGACGACATGAATTACCAACTAACCGAGGTGATGAGCGAGTACCGGCCTGAGCATGAGCGCATGCTGTACAACCTAGGCTTGGCGGGATCGGCGTTCAAGAAGGTGTACTACGACCCGGGCATGGGGCGTCAGGTGGCGATGTTTGTGCCTGCCGAGGATTTGATTATTCCTTACGGTGCGTCTAGTGTACGTACATCGGAGCGGGTCACGCACGTCATGCGTAAGACCAAGAATGATCTGGCCAAGCTTATGGCTGCTGGGTTTTACCGGGATGTTGATCTTGGTGAGCCAGCGGTAATTCACACAGACATTGAGAAGCAGAAAGCCAAAGACCAAGGGTATTCCATTACTGACGACGAGCGTTATCAGATCATGGAGGTGCACGTCGACTACGACCTGCCCGGGTACGAAGATGAGGATGGCATTGCGCTCCCATATGTAATCACGATTGATCGAGCTACTACTGAGGTTCTGGCTATTCGCCGTAACTGGAACCCGGATGACAAGCAGCGCCTCAAGCGCCAACACTTTGTACAGTACACATACATCCCCGGCTTTGGTGCTTACGGCCTTGGCTTGATTAATTTGATCGGTGGCTACGCCCGTGCGGGTACGTCTCTCATCCGTCAGTTGGTCGACGCGGGAACCCTAAGCAATCTGCCCGGTGGCATGAAGACACGCGGTCTGCGTGTAAAGGGGGACGATACACCTATCGCTCCGGGCGAGTTCCGTGATGTAGATATTGCCAGTGGGGCCCTGCGTGACAACATCATGCCGCTTCCATACAAGGAGCCAAGTCAAGTTTTGCTGGCACTGTTGAACCAGATCACTGATGAGGGTCGCCGGTTGGGCTCGATTGCTGATATGAACATCAGCGACATGGGTGCGAATGCTCCGGTAGGTACGACTCTTGCCCTGTTGGAGCGTCAGCTCAAAACCATGAGCGCGGTTCAGGCCCGGGTGCACTTCTCCATGAAAGAGGAATTCCAGCTGTTGCGCGACATCATCCGTGACTATACGCCGGAGGAGTACGCGTTTGACCCGTCGTCGGGTGACCGGAAGGCCAAGCGCAGCGACTACGACATGGTGGCAGTAATCCCAGTGTCGGACCCCAACAGCGCAACGATGGCCCAACGGATCATGCAGTACCAAGCTGTGATTCAGTTGTCTCAAGGGGCTCCGCAGATTTATGACCTGCCTCAGCTGCACCGCCAAATGATCGAAGTGCTGGGTATTAAGAACGCCGACAAACTAGTGCCGATTGACGATGATATGAAACCGCGTGACCCCGTGTCTGAGAACATGGCGTTCCTCAACGGCAAGCCAACCAAAGCGTTTATCTACCAAGACCACGACGCTCACATTGCTGTACACACTGCCCTGAAGCAAGACCCTATGCTGATGCAGCAAATCGGCCAGAACCCTCAGGCTCAGAAAATGATTGCGGAGATTGACGCCCACGTTGCAGAGCACTTGGCCTATGCGTACCGGGCCAAGATTGAGGAGCAGCTCGGTGTCCCAATGCCTAAGCCAGACGAAGATATGCCAGAAGAGCTCGAAGTGCAGTTGTCACGCATGGTGGCTCAAGCGGCGCAGCAGGTGTTGCAGCAGAGCAAAGGTCAGGCCCAGCAGGCTCAAGCACAACAAGCAGCCCAAGACCCGTTGGTGCAGATACAGCAGGCTGAGCTAGAGATTAAGAAGCAGGACGCTGCCACTAAGGCTAAGAAGGTTGAGGGTGACTTGGCTATGAAAGATCGAGAGCTGCAGCTCAAGGAGAGCCAGATGACTGGCGAGCCACCCGAGGTCATCATGGCCCGCCACCAGCAGGAGATGCAGCAGCAAGCCCAGCGTCACGCGATGGAGATGCAGCAGGCCCAACAAGCAGCGCAGATGAAGTCCCAGCAAGCGGCACAGGCTATGGCCCACGGCGGTCAGGTGCACCTGCAGAAGCTCAAACACACTGACCAAGCCCACCTGCACAAGTTGCACATGGCAGGCGAAGCGGCTAAACACCAAGCAAGCATTAAACCGAAAGACACTAAATGAACGAGATAGCAGTACTGGAGCATTTGAGCAATCTGCTCGCTACACGTCGAACTGAATTAGCTGAGTCTTTGGCAGAGGGGGGAGTCGTCGACTTTTCTGCTTACCGAGAACTGTGCGGAGTTATCCGAGGTCTCCTGACCGCACAGATGGAAATAGGTGATCTCGTGCGTACTTTGAAAGCTAATCATGACTGACTTCGATGTTAAAGCGGTAGATTTATCGGGGGTATTGAACACCACCCCTGAGGAGAAAGCCCGACAGATTCCAGACCCCGTTACTTACCACCTCCTATGTATGTTGCCTAAGGCAGAAGAAACTATTGAGGGTAGCTCCCTTGTTAAGACTTCGACCATGATGCACCACGAAGAGCTGCTATCTCCAGTATTGTTTGTGGCCAAAATGGGCCCTGACGCATTTAAAGATGAGAAGCGATTTCCAAGCGGCCCTAGCTGCAAGATTGGTGACTTTATTATGGTGCGCCACAATACAGGCACTCGCATGAAAATCCATGGCACTGAGTGGCGTCTTATTAACGATGATTCTGTTGAGGCGGTTATCCAAGACCCTCGTGGCATCCAACGCCCTTAAGGAGTAGCTATGTCAACCACATTTGAATTCCCGGACGAAATTGAAGCTAAGCAGTCTAAAAATACTGAGACTGAAATCGAAATCGTCGACGATACCCCAGAGGTAGATCGCAACCGCAAGCCTATGGCCGATGCTCCGGCAGAAGTCACGGATGAAGAGCTCTCCAAGTACGACGCTAGCGTACAAAGCCGAATTAAACATTTCTCCAAGGGCTACCACGAGGAGCGTCGAGCTAAGGAAGCTGCGCAGCGCGAGCGCGAAGAAGCCGTACGCCTTGCTAAGCAAGTAGTTGAGGAGAATAAAAAACTCAAAGGCTCCTTGCACGAAGGTCAAATAGCACTGGTAGAGCAAGCCAAACAGAACGTAGCCGCTGAAGTGGAGAAAGCTCGGGCTAAGTTTAAAGAAGCCTATGAAGCTGGAGACCCAGAAGCGCTAGCGTCGGCACAGGAAGCTATGACCTCGGCGCGACTTAAGTCTGACCGCGTTGCTAACTTTAAGCCTACCCCTTTACAAGATACTGAATATAGTGTACAAACTA